TACTTACACTGCCGTCTACAATAAGTCCTTTTAATCTACCTACTTCACGTAAGTTACTTTTAATAACACTTCTACCAAGTTCATCTTCTGCAAGAACCTTGTTTCCGTTAATTGCTAAATGTTTGTTACGGGCAATGTCAATAGTTTCTGACGAAAACAATCTATCTTCATCAGCAACCATAACGAATTTTTTAGTGTAGTCTGTGCCTGCCCAATAGAAACCTTTATCGTAAATGTTCCCATTGAAACTAACCGAAGAATTTGCAGTAATACTGCCGTCTTCAGTAAGTGCTATTGTAAGGGCTTGTAGTGCGTTTTCAACTGCTGTACTGTTCATAATAGTATTTATTCTCTTTATCTATATTGCGTCTTTTAAAAACGCTTAATATGCTGCTATTAATACAGTTTCAGCGTTAATACGACCATTCATTTTAATTGGCGTTGTTGTAAGTTTTGCAAACCAATTCTCGAACTTCTTGCGTGTATTTAGCGATTTTACTTCACGTAGTTGTTCTACAGGTTTACGCAGTGTACAAGAAACACTTTTATTATCATCGAAACGCAGTAATGTAGTTCCTTTAACATCTAGTCCTGTACCTTCACGTCCAGAGCCTAAAGGATCCTCATTGCTTGTGTAGTAGATGCCTAACTTTCTAGTCTTAGCATTGAATATTACCAAGCAACTTGAACCTACTAATTTCCAACTAGGAATACTTGAAATAGCATACTTGTCATCTGAAACTTTGTATTTTAATTTACTTACAACTTGTTCTGGTGATTTCTTTGCTATTTTGCGTGGCTTTCTATTTGCTTTTGATTCAGCAATAATTGCATCACAAGCACCTTGTACTGCAATATAGAATGCATAAATTTTCTTAATTTGTGTTTTGCTAAGGTGTGAATACCCTTCTTTCAATTGTTGTGCCCAATCTTTTTCTCGGTCAGTAGCATCTTTACCTAGTTTAGGTGGATTAAGTAATTCTTCATATTCTTTAACTGTATCATCGTAACTAGCCTTAATCATTCTAGCGTGTGGCTGCTTACAATCCATTTGTCTAAGTTTTGTAGCAGGTTTAATATCTTTGAAGTCTGCAATCTTACCATCGAGATAATCATCGTGTGCCGCTTCAATAAATTCACTCATACTGTATGTTGCCAGTCTAATTCTATCTTGAATACTTGGTTGATACTTTTCTTTTACTTCTGCTTTCTTTTGTTCTTCAGCATCTTCTATTGCTTTTTGTTCAACCTTATCCTTGCCTTCACTAAGTGCTTCTTCAATCCTACCTTTGATAAAAATTGAAACAGGCTTCAACTCACCTGACGTACCAGGCAAACTATCCCAGTATTCAGCGGCCGGCTTATATAAATCAGGCATACCTGCATTTAACATCTTACAAGTAATTGCAGCAGTAGTGCTTATAGTATAATCATTTGCTGCTTTAACTTTTTTGACATCATCTTTGCTGTACCCATTGGCTTCCATCCAAGTCCATACTGCTGGCATAAGGTCTTTAGATGCAAAATTTTGATAGTACCACGAATGAGATCCTTGTTTCTTGCGATGAAACTCCTCGCCGGTTAATTTTTCATAACCTTCCCAAGATGGTTCTGTTAGTTTTGCGCCTTTGCGCAGTCTTGGTGCGCCTCTTATAACTTTCTTTTTACCAGCCAATGTCAGTTTGCTCCTTCAACAAAAATTAAAGTATATGATGATATATATCATTTGTCAAGCGAAATTACTTTTTTCCGAGCAATTTAAGATTCAAAACAAAATTTTCTACAAGTAATTTTATAATAATACCTTTATTTAAAAATGGATCATTGTCCATTTCTAATACTGTTGCAGCAAACATTTTGTATGTTTCTTCTTCAGAAATATTTAGATCACCCCAATCTATTGGGTCAGTAATTTCTGATTCCATAGCAATTGTAACTAAGTCTTCCATTAATTGATTCTGTGATTTTAAGAAATCATTCATAGTCCTATCAGTCCCCAACCGTGATTTGCTATTGCATTAGTGATAATAGCAAGACAAGTAAAAATGTGCAACATAACCCAAATGCTACGAAGAATGGCAACCTTGTCTGCTTTACTATTTTCGTCATACGCTTTTTCTCCAATTGCTTTACACCAGTATTCCCACATCTTTAATCCTCATATTCTACAACCATTACATTCTCTTCTTTGCCGGGCTCAATCCATTGTTCCGCAGCAATTAATGCTTCGTCGAAGTCATTAAACAGTAATGGCTGTCTAATAAATTCTTCGCTAGATTCTTCTGTTATAAACAACCAATCATCATCGTCATCTATACACACCATAATAGCGAACGTTTTCATTCCGCCACACTTAGACTATGGTAAAAAATGTGTTCCATATTAGCCTCCTTAGACTAAATCGTTCGCTAGTGGAAAAATATCAGCAATGACTTTAGCGCAGGCTTGCGCAATATCCATATGCTCTTTTTGTGTTCCGTTTGCGCCACGTAGTTCAATGTAGTGAATCCACGAACGCAGTGTGCCGTTCATATATAATCGTGTTTTTGTATTACCTTCTGGTAGTACTACACGAGCTTGTTCTTTTGCAATGCCTGAATTAATAGCCCAGTCATAGACTTCTTTGGCCTTATCAATTACTTGCTGTTGTTTCATTGCCCATTCATAGTGAATATCTTCTTCACTATCAACTTCTACTGAGTTTTGCCTATTTGTTTTATCTTGTAAACGTGCTTCACGTGTTACAAACATCTCTCCGAACTCTGCTGGGTTCGCATATCGTTGACTAAATTCTTGGAAACTAAAACTTCGATGTCTTACAACTTGGTGTGCAATATCTCGTGTTGTATTAATTTCTAAACAAGCACTTACCATCTCTAAAGGTGACCAATGAGCGTGTTTAATCAAATATTTGATTAACTTCTCACTCGTCTCACTATTCATTTGATTGCTTGGGTTACTTACTCTAGCACAATACGCAATCAGTTCTTGACAATCGTCTAGTCCTAATCCTTCTGGCGCTTTGCTGTAACTAATTAATTTAACGTCAGTCATTTGTTTGTCCTTTGATCTGTCTTACTCTATAGTGTAACCAACTGATGGCAGTATTTATATGGCCAGTGTCGTGTGGTTGTAAACAACTTTTTGCATAAATGATTTCGTCTTCAAGAATATCAATACGCATCATATCTCTAAATAATTTATTTTTATCCTCAGAATGGGAGTTCTGGTTCTTCGTCATCAAGTTCACATAACCTTTCTAATTCTTTATAGTGTTCGTATGCTTTTTGTAACGCTTGAAACTTTTCTAGTTTAGCAGGATCTGGAACTAAAATGTTCATCCTTTTTTCTATTGCTTCTAAACGCTTTTCAACATCTTTATCTATATTGTTATTAGTATACGCCCAGTCAGTGCCTGTGTCAATGACAGATGTTGTATCGAACGTAAAATCAGTATCTACAGAATAAGTTACGGCAGAGCTAGAAGCCCCACCGTAACTATCATCGTCTAATGCAAACGTATATTGTTTTTCATTATCCATTTAACTTGGCTTCTTTGCGAGAGTTTTTAGTTTCAGTAATTTCATTACGTCTTGCTTTAATCGCCTTTGCCATTTCCTGTAGTGCTTTTCTTGCACGAGTGCCAGCAGCACCATTGCCTGCTTCAAATTTCTCATCTTCAGCAAGGAACGCTTCCATTGCTTCTTTAATTGTATCTGTTTGTGACATTATTATCTCCTAATAAAATGAACCTTATTTGTTCTTTATTATATAAGCCTAGAATGCAATTGTCAATATATAATGTGGTTAAATATGATTATAATGAATGATTTTACTCTTATTCCATTCCAAAACATAGTAAAGTTTGGACAAACAACAATGCTAAAACAACCATTATTCAACGTTAGTTGGATACTTGGTCGCTTCTGTAATTACAGTTGTAGTTACTGTTGGCCATATGCTAGAACGGATAAGCCGGATCATCAAGAACTAGAAGTCTACAAAAATACAATAGATGAAATTAAACGACAGGCGAGAGATAATGGATTTACAGAATTCCATTTTAGTTTTTCAGGCGGTGAGCCTACTGCATACAAACACTTTGGAGAGCTCGTAGAGCATTACTGTAGTGATACAGAAGCACCTTACCAAAGTATACATATGACTACTAATTTATCGCCGGGCAGCAAATGGTGGACTAAATGGCTTGAAGCAACAAGTACATTACAGCGTAGAAGTATCACTGCTAGTTTTCATTCTGAGTTTGCAAAAGAACAAGAGTTTGGAGACAAGTGTTTACAACTTATAAACGAAGGTGTATTGGTTACTATAAATCAAGTGATGGTCCCTCAACATTTTGACGAGTACTATGAAAGGTGCCAACGATTTTCAGAAAGGGGTATTAATGTAACACTCAAACCACAGAGCGATCCTACTGCAAGTTTTATTGTGGATGGATATACAGTGAAACAACACTTGTTGATGCAACAACAATTCCCACAATACAACAAAGGCGAACAAGTTATGCAAATGTATTTTGAAGATCATAAAGGTAATGATTATGGTTTGGATCAGGCAGAACGAATGAACGCTTTTGATTTCAATAAGTTCAAAGGATGGAATTGTGTAGCAGGGTATCAAAGTTGCGTTATAAGGGGGGTTGAAGTTAAGCGAGCATATAGTTGTGCGGAAGAACCTTTAGGCACGCTTACAGACGGTTTTACGCTGTTTAAAGCACCATCTAAATGTGTTACTAACACCTGTGTAAGCAGCGCAGACAGTAAACTACCGAAATCAAAATGAAAATAGATATTAAAGATATAAAATTTTGGATGGATGCAATTCGCAACAGCGATGATAGAAGCCGCACACTTGAAAGTTTTTGGGGAGGACAACTTCAATCCAAAACTTGGTTGATAGAATTACTTGAAAGAAAGTCACGTATTGCAAATGCAAAAGTTGTAATTTTTGGTGGGTGGAACGGTGTACTAGCAAGTATGCTATTCAACAGCGATATTGGAATTAAAAATATTACTAGTGTTGACATTGATCCTGTATGTGAAGAAATTGCAAGAACAATGAACAAGCGACAAGAAATGGAAGGCAAGTTTATAGCAGTTACACAAGATATGTGCGACTTCCATTATGAGCAAGATCCTGATATAGTTATTAATACAAGTTGTGAACATATTACCAACGAACAATATAAAAAGTGGTTGCAAAATATTCCAAGAGGTTGTAAAATTGTATTACAAAGTAATGATTACGATGAATTAGATGAACACATAAATTGTGTATCATCACTTGATAAGTTTAAAAAGGCAAGCGGCCTTAATGACATTATAACCGAGGACGAATTACAATTAGAAAAGTATAAAAGATTTATGCTAATAGGAACAACAGATGTATAATATTACTGATATCAGATCAGTGCATTTAGAAGTAACATCTAAGTGCCAAGCAAAGTGTCCTATGTGTCCTCGCAGGATACAAGGCGGACCACTGCTAGATACATTATATCTTGAAGAAATTAATTTAGGCACTTTTGTTAATTGGTTCCCAAGAGACTTTGTAAAGCAATTAGATGATTTGAATATGTGTGGTAACTTAGGCGACCCTATTATTGCAACAGACACATTAGAAATATACAGATATCTAAGAGAAACTAATCCTACAATGCATTTACAAATGCATACAAACGGTAGTGCAAGACCTATCAGTTGGTGGGAAGAACTTGCCACGTTAAATGTACAAGTTGTATTCGGTATTGATGGATTAGAAGACACCCACGCACTTTATAGAGTCAATACAGACTTTAATAAGATTATTAAAAATGCACAAGCATTTATAAAAGCAGGTGGTGATGCTAGATGGGATATGCTTGTATTCAAACATAATGAACATCAAGTACAAGAATGCGAGCAAATGAGCAAAGATTTAGGATTTACACATTTTTATCAAAAACACACCAGTAGATTCAGAGACGGAAAACTAGATGTAATAGACGATAACTACAATATAACACATACTTTGTATCCAACCACACACAGTGATAAAAACAGTGAAGGTGTTGAAAAAGCAAAACAAGATGTGTTGCCAACTATTACGTGTAAAGCAAAAAAATATAATCAAATATATGTTGCTGCTAATGGTGGTGTTAATCCGTGCTGTTGGTTAGACTTAGAATGGGTTCCGCAGCATAGTTTTTCTCGTATAGACTATATGAGTAAAATTAAAGAATATCCTAATCTAAATGAAAGAAGCCTAAGTGATATATTTGCAAGTGGCTTCTTTAGTAAAATATCAAGTTGTTGGTCAACAACCGGTTTGAAAGAATGCACTAAGCAGTGCGGCAACTTTGATAAATTAAATAAACAGTTTATAGAGGTGAACAACAATGACTAGTAAAACATTTTGCCCGTTACCCTGGATACATATGGCTACGAGACCTAACGGTGATGTTAGAGTTTGTTGTACAGCCAATGCCAGTGGTGCCGGAGTTGAAGATAATAAAACAGCAGGCCTAGTTAAGAAAGACGGTATTGCTATGAATTTACGTGACCATACAATTGAAGAAGTATGGAACAGTGAACATATGCGTAACACAAGACTTGAAATGCTTAACGGAGAGATTCCTATAAGTTGTACTAAATGCTTTGAAGAAGAAAGCAAAGGTGTTGTAAGTAAGCGTCAGTGGGAAACACGTGAATGGGAAAACAAAATTGACATAGACAGCATTGTAGAAAAGACACAAGAAGATGGAAGTCTAGAAGTTGATATTCCTTACTTTGATTTACGTTTAGGAAATGTATGTAACTTGAAATGTGTAATGTGTTCACCGCACGATAGTTCAAGTTGGATCAAAGACTGGAAACTACAGCAGCCTAATTATAAAAATAGTATACTTGCAAGTGATCAAGATTGGGATCAAGACTTTGATTATACTTGGTACAAGAAAGGAAGTTTTCTTGAAAGTATGATGAAACAAAGTCATAATATTAAACAGTTATACTTTGCAGGCGGAGAGCCATTAATGATTCCTGAACACTGGAACATATTACGAGATCTAATTGCATCCGGTGCAGCCAAACATATTAAACTAAGATATAACACTAATGGTCATCCACCTAGTAAGCAAAAAGCAGTTAATTATTGGAATCAGTTCAAAGAAGTAATTGTTAACTTTAGTATGGACGGAACTGAACGTGTTAACAACTATATTAGATATCCTAGTGTATGGAATGATACCTTAGAATCGTTTAGATACATTACACAAGAAATAGACAAAAATTCACAAGTTAATATTGCTTGTGCTGTACAAGCCTTGAATGCTCTTAATATTACTGAACTCGCTGAATGGTCAGAAGGAAAAGGAGGTCAAATTAATAATAAAAGAACACATATGGCCGCACCTTTTATCAATACACACCTAGTGTATCTACCAAGTTATATGAGTATCAAAGTATTACCAATAGACATTAAAAATCAAGTTCGAAGAAAAATTGAAGATTTCCTTATAATGAATGCCAAAGACAAATATTTTAATGAACATCCAATGGGTAGACAACGTTGGGAAGGCATTATTAAATTTATGTATTCAGAAGATTGGAGTCATAAACTTCCTGCACTTGTAGAATATTTGGATAGTTGTGATAAGACACGAGGAACTAACTGGAGAGAAACATTCCCAGAATTGGTGAGTATTGATGGACAGTAGTGAAATAGAAAGAGCATTACGTTGGCAAAGTTTAGTTAACCTGGGCAACCAAGTTAAACTAAAATGGAACATTGATCATTACGCTGTTGAGAAACAATTAGAACAGTTTAAGGATAATTGGTGTCCGTATAATGCAAAGAAAGACACACATAACAATAGGTGGGGTTTACCTATTACAAGTCATACAGGCGATGTTATGGACAACTATCATCTTAATAGTTTTGGTCATATGCAAAAGTATCACGATATAGAAATGAAGGAAGAAAACTTTAACACACCTACAGATGTATATCATAAGATTCCTGAACTTAAAAAATTAGTTGATCTGTTCAATCCAGATATTGGCCGTGTACACTTAGTACGTGTAGACCAAGGAGGATTCTTTCCGCCACATAGAGATTTCCACGGTACTAGTCCGGAGTACTTTAGATTGTTAGTTGTATTCGGGCGTTGTAGTCCAGAAAATTATGTACAACTAATTGACGGCAAACCTTTATATCCAGAAGCAGGATATGTATATTTTACCAACTTTCAATTAGATCATAGTGTGTTTAGTTTTAGTGATAATTTGTACAGCCTTATTTTAACAGTAAAACTAAATGAGCGTACACAGCAACTAATATTAGATAACACGATGGCAGAATGAAATTAACATATCAAGATAACTCAAAAGAAAATTGGTTCTTAGTTAGTTGGACACTTAGTAACAAGTGTAACTATCGCTGTTCCTACTGTCCTGAACACTTACATAGCGGCAGCACTGGACAACCAAGATGGGAAACTGTTGAACAATTCGTCAAAAATTTTACAGTACCCGGCAAAGATGTCTGTTACAGACTAAGCGGCGGCGAACCTACGTATTGGAAACACTTTTTAGATCTTGCTAAACTTGTAAAACAACAAGGACATACATTTAGTTTTTTAACTAATGGTAGTAGAACAGCAGACTACTATAAAGAATTATCTCAATACACTGATGGATACATTATTTCGTATCATCCAGAGTTTGCAGAACTAGATCATATTAAACAAGTAGTCAACGCAAGTGATTGTCCTGTGTTTATTAATTTAATGTTAGCACCTGAAAATTTTGATGAGATGTTTGAAATTGCTTCCGAAATATATTACAATGCAGACAATGTTAGTGTGTGGCCTAAAATTATTTTAGACAAGTCTAACATTGACGCTATTACAAACAAACCAGCAAACTATACACCAGAGCAGTTAGAAACAATAGACAACTGGCCTTACTTTAGAAACTTACCAGATGTAAATCTACACAGAGGCGAGTTACTACTAGATGAAACTCCAGTCACTGCAAACAATTTAATTACCTCTAATCAAAACACATTCTATGGTTGGAAATGTTGGGCAGGATTACATATGATAAATGTTGATATGTGGGGTAACATTTATAGAGCGGATTGTAAAGAAGGTGGAGCGTTGGGAAACATTGAACGCTACAAGTTACCTACTGAAACTGTGCAGTGTGGTAAAGCAGTTTGTGCTTGTCTAAGCGATATCTATCTAAGAAAAGAGACTACTTAATTCAGGACACACGTCTAGTACGTCTGTGCCACGCAATTCATCAACCTTACGTGTAAAATCAACAAACTGTTCTAGTGCAGCAGGACTATCTTTATGTCTATATCCTGTTCCGTCTAATATGTGTTCAGGCAGTATCTGTGGGTTTAGATATGCTGGAGTCGTTACTACATTGTTTACATATAGTTCGTAGTGCGGCTTTTTAATTTTAAAGAACCAATCTACAATATCCTTGACGTGGCACACATTATATGTCATAATTGTACCAGCAAAGATAAGTCTATCCATTTTGTCTAGTTGCTGCAAATTATCTACAAGTTGTTCAAACGG